ACATCTCTTTGGCACGTTTCAGAGTAAAAAAGTTTACATATTTACGGCGGTCAAATGTATCGCCAAGAATGAGGACAGTATCAACGCCCTCACTATCAACCATAGGAAAGAATGTTTCTTTATAAAACTTCTCGTAATAATCTAAAAAATGAGCTGAGTCATTCCTTGCGCCAAAGTGTTGATCCGTAATTATCGCTATCTTCATACTCATTCATTACCTTATTAAACAAACGCATAACTCTTTTGCGGTATTCAAACCCCAAAATATTTGCTTTCTGACCTTCTGCATATGGTGGTGTTCTTCCAAAGTTTGTGTATTGTTCTGATGTCAAATCAATAATCACATTCTCTTTGTCTATACACCACCAATGATAAATGCCTTCATCATCCAAAGCACGGTACATATGCATAGATTCATGGCCAAAAATCTTATACAAACATCCTGCAGCATTGTGGCAATGCCCAAACATTGGATTTGAGGCATTCCTGATAAACCATTTTTTAGGCAACAAATCGTATGTTAGGTTTCTTTTTATAATTCCAGAAATCTTCTTCAAGTTCTCTGGAGTATAATCTACCATCATCATTTGGCGATGGGCACCAAAACAGACTTTTCTTTCTCACGGTGAATGGTTAATACACGTTGTCTTAACTCTGTGGTGCTAAAGCTGTGTTGCCTAGAATTGAAATAAACTGCCATTGGTAAGTTATAACCAGTGAATTGCTTATCCCGATATTCTTCTCCAATGATTCTAACATCAATTGGATAGGATGTCAATATGTCCATCAACTCTTTTTCTGTAGCATATGGTATAATTTGGTCCACATATTTACAGGCTTCAAGTTGAGTATACCGCTCAAACACGGATTGTACCGGTTTATTCTTTTCTGGTCTATCAATCGTAGGATCAGTTTGCATACCAACAATCAAAAAGTCACATTGTGTTTTTGCTTCTTTCAACATCATGACATGACCTGCATGAAACAAATCAAAACATGAACAAGTAAATCCAACTTTCATATCAATCTCCAATATATTTTATTTCTACCACTTTTATTTGTGATGAAGCAAACGATGAAGCTTCGTCTAACGATTTAAAAACTTTATAAAAATTATAACCATCCACTTTATTATATGTTACTTTATACATATCAATTCTCCAAAAATTGTTCAATGCCTTTTGGCTTCTTACTTACTTTCTTCTCATCTTTCTTCTTCTTTTGGCCAATCTCATAGTTCTCTATGAACTCAGCTATATTGTCGTATAGTTCGAACTGTACAGAACTTCCATCATGATCCAACATCTCAAACTCGTCTAGGATGCCCATTTGCTCAGTAGACTTATACTTGACATACAATTGTTTCTTTTCTTTCTGGATTCGTCTTAGGAACGCATAGTAGATGATTTGTGTGAAGTATGCAAATGGATTCTTTGATTTGGTTGGATCAAAGTTCTCAAAGTACATGAGGCAGTTTTCAATACCATCCGAAATCATTTCATCACGGTATGTGTAACTGATAAAGTTTGGTTTGTGTGACAGGCCTTCGGCAATCTTCATCCAACATTCACCTATGTAATTTGGAATAGGTTCTTGTGAATTGGTTTCTTTGCGTTGCTTGTAGGCAATTAATGCCTGTAAGAAATCGGCATTGTTGATGTAATGTTTTGAACTCATGTTAAGTATACCATAATAAAGGTTGACAAAGGGGCTTGACAAGTGTTAAGGTCTCGGTGTTGCCCAATGATATTAATGTAATGTTGTTTCTTTAGGAACTTCCAGGTCATTAAATTCTTGGAGCATAAACTCCTTAATTCTTTCGGCTAATGCCGTTTGTATTTTTTCATCATCCAAAAGAGATGTGTCCACAGAGTCTTTTTCCAACCTATCAATTGCATTTTCATAATACTCTGCAAAGGCCTTTGTTGGATTTGTGATGAACACAATGTCCTTACTGTTTAATACCACTTCATTCTTTTCCACTAATTCAATTGGAAGATAATAAGCCATTGATATGTTTGACACATTACTTCTGTGATAAACTTCCACCAACATTGGTTGTTCGATAACGTAATGGCCTTCCATTATTTCATTAACGATACCAATGATATCAGATCCATCTTGCATACGAACTAGTTTAATATTGTTCATTTTTTGAGTCCTATCTTGTAGGTTTTAAATGGAAACTTCTCTTCCGTATATATCTTCACTCTTTCCACAAAATGTCGTAATGTAAAATTCATGTGTTTTTTGTATCTGAGGTCGTCTGCAATGTCGTACAACGTAGCAATGTTCTTACCTTCAGAGTTCCTTAATCCTCTACCAATCGATTGCAACGCTCTAACCCTGGACTTAGAAGGTGATGCAAAGATGATATTGTGTAGGTTACGAATGTTGATACCTGTAGAAAAGGTGCCGTAAGAAGCAACAATAATAGCGTCATTTTCTTTTTCCATAATTTCTCTAATCTTTTCTCGGTCTTCCGTTTCCGTTCCACCATGGACGAAAAATACTTTTCGGTCACCAATTTTCTCTGTGTTCCGAATCATATCATACAGGACCTGTCCATGCTTGGCAACCATTTGATAGAGTATTAACGTATTATTACCTAAACTAACTGCAAGGTTTTTTATAAACTTATTTCTTGCTTCACATGCAATCAGGTATTGTATTTCGGTTTGATAGTCTTTATCTTTCATTTCCAAACACACCTCGTCTGGATGTTTCAGTACAAGGCATTTGATTTCAAAGTCTGACACCTGATTCTTGTCCATCAACTCTCTGGTCGTTGTCACTTGTCTGACTTGGCCAAATAGACCTTCTAGTACAAGCTTATGTGTTTTGGTGCCATCGAGTGTTCCAGTCAATCCAATTCTATACTTGGCATTAATACACGATGTTAATATTGTAGTCAACGATTGTGCCTTGAACAGATGCGCTTCGTCACCAATAATATAATCGAATTGTTCAAAGTAATCTTTAGGCAGTTGATACAAAGATTGCCATGTTGATATGGTCAAAGATTTGTTTGTGTGTTTATCTTTGCCTTGATAAATTCTATGCACATGTTGGTCAGAATCCCAACCATAATCTTGGAAGTCTTTGAACAACTGCTCTACAAGAGATGTGGTTGGCACAATGATTAGGCCTTTTAATTGTTGGTAATCCAATAATTGCCTAACAATCAAATAAATGATGAGTGATTTACCTGAAGCCGTAGGAGACAATAACAAAGCTCTACGTTTTCTCATTGCATGGATAAATGCATCCATTTGGTATTCTCGAACCTCAAACGGAAGATTTAAACCTTCTATGAACTTTTTGGCATGATATGCTGAGTACTCTTCTTCTACTTCATCGTGTGAATATGTATAGTCACGTTCTTTACAGAACTCTTCCAAATATGGAATAAGTCCAATGTATAATTGGTAGTTTCTGGAATCAAACAAACGAATCTTGCCATCCCATATTCTATTACGGAATGCAGGAACAAACTGATGGCCTGGTACAAAAAAAGTAAAAAACTCTGATAGTTCTTGTGCAATATGACGTTCACAATTTATTTTGACGTATACCTCATTGACCTTTTCACAAAGGATATGTTCTTTATTGTCCTCCAATGAATCTCTCCCATGTGATGAAGTCACGTAGTTGCCATGTTCTCTGTTTCAATTCACCCATAATGGCTTCAATAACAGACACCGCTTCTTCGTGGTATATCTTCTTTTCTAGTAGTTTGATTAGGTCTTGGTCTGATTCCAAATATGTTGATATATCGGACTTCAACGTAAATTGGAATGGTTCCCATCCAAATTGATCCAACTCTTCTTTGGATAATTTACCAGTATAGTATTCCCATTTGGTCTTACGCATACGTAGGTAATCAAAGTTGGCCTTTTTGCCTGCCATCTTATGCTTTGTAAGAATGGTGAGATACTTGTTGTGTAACTTTGGTATCTTTAGAAGTTCTTTGCCTGGTTCTGTCTGGTCTATATCAGAGTCGGCTGTCCACAAGTTCAAAATTTGTTCAATGTTTTCCATAATATAATAAAAGAATTAGTAGTTTGTTATTTCGAAATACTCGTACCTGAAGGTTGCTGTTGCTGTTAGTATTGTGTCCGCAGTTAATTTGGTATCAAACTGTATACTAGATAATGAGACTGGAAACATTCTGTGGAAGTTAATACTAATCAATGGATTATTTAGCGCTGACATTATTGTCAGATTGGAGTCTGAGTAATAACTGTTTGTGGCAGAAAATGTATTCTGCAATGCATTGTTATTATACCTATCGGCCGTGCTCTTAGGTGATGCAATGGCCAATAACCACTTGTACAATTCATTCCATGATTGTGCTTGTTCATCAATCAAGAACGTAATATCAAACTCTTGGTAATCTATTTTTGTACCTGCAATAGGTACATTTACCAATGGAGTGGCAAATTCGGTGGTTCCAATACTTACACCAGGAAGATTGGCCTCTTGGCAGAAATATTGTACCGTTGGCAATCTATTGAATGCCAATATGAACTTTGACGGTTGCAGGAAGTTCGTATTTGATGGTGTTCTGGATAATGCTGTCATATGGATATTTAGGCACCAAAAAAAAGACCACCCGAAGGTGGTCTTTAAATGTCAATCTATGTTGACTCTATCAAATGTATTTGATTACATTAGATTTTTTACTGCGAACAAACGGTAGTAAACGTTAGTTTGTGAATCCAAACGACCGTTTTGTACTGTTAGACCATTAGAGAATGGATTTGCTACCATGCCGTAACGAGTTTTGAAACCAATTTTTGGTTGGAATGTGAACTGGTCAACTGCACGAACCATTTGTAGAGGAACGTATGGACAGTAGAATAGACCTGCGTCATAAGGTGATGAACCTTTGTAACCGATTGTAACCAATTCTTGGTTCTGTGTGTAACCGCCATAATATGGATCGATATACACTTTAATACGGCCATGCAACATACCAGCAAATGTATTGCCTGTATCATCAACTTGCAAGTCAGCTTGTAGAGCTGGTGTGTATGATAGAACACCAGCCATTGCCATAGCAGAAGCAACGTCTGAAGAAACAATCAACACATTACCTTTACCTCTACGAGTTTGTTTTGCAATAACGTTAGCATCACGTTCGATTTGGAAAATCAAACCTTTGAAA